TTTATCGGGGGATCGTTAAAGTGAGTGTCTTTATTAAAGAGGTTGGGCAATATTTGCAGACTCAAGGATACGGAACTCTGGGAACAGATATCTTTTTGAGTTTTGAACCTGACAGTCCTGACGAACTCATAGCCGTGTTAGATAGGGGAGGATATGTAACTGATGATTTTGTCAAAGTTACTGGCGATTCTACTAATAAATATGATGTAATTGGTGTTCAGTTGATTTTGCGTGGGACTAATTATGAAAATCTTATTGATAAGGCATATCAGCTTTACGATTTGTTTAATAGAAAATCCCTTTATAATCTTGGAGCTTTCTACATAAAAGAAAGCCACGCAGAATCTTTGCCGATACCGATAGGAAGAGACGAGAAAGACAGAGATGAGATTAGTATTAATCTTTTATTTTCAACATTTCGATAGGAGGGTGATTTAAGGATGGCAGTGTATGTAGGATATGGTGGAGCCGTAAAAGTTGGAACCACAACTGTTGCTGAGATTGGAGAGTGGAGTTTGGATGTTACATTGAATACAGAGGGGACCGAGTCTTTTGGTGATCAGTGGAAAGAGTTCATTGGAACACTTAAAGAGTGGTCTGGTTCCTGCAGTGGAAGGTGGGATATGACCGACACTCAAGGGCAGAAGGCTATGCAGGATGCATTGCTTGGTGGAACAACAGTAACACTAAAGCTTTATGTCGATGGAACTAAAAACTATAGTGGGACGGCATTAATAACAAAAATCTCTCCAAAAGCATCTGTAGAGGGTGTGGTAGAAGTAAGTTTTGATTTCCAGGGTACTGGCGCATTGACTTATAGTGCCACTTAAGGTGGTGATTTAATATGGCCGTTTATGCAGGATATGGAGCAAATGTATATTTAGCAAGTGGAACTCCCGTCTCTTTTACTGACGAGGCAATGACAAATGCTGGTGATAATAAAACATATACCATCACAAACTCGGCAAAGAGGTTTTGGAGTAGAGCTTATGCTGTTACGGTAAAGAAAAACGGAAGCGTAATTTCGTCTGGCTTTACGATTCAATATCCAGGAGGAAAGGTTGTGTTTTCTACTGCTAATGCCCCGACAGATACAATAACCGTTTCGGGATATTATATACCGGTGTCGCAGATTGGAGATGGTAAGGAATGGACACTTGACATTGACAGTGACACAGAAGATGCTACTACTTTTGGTTCACAGTGGAAGTCTTTTGTGGTAACTAGGATGGGGTCTTCTGGTAGTATAACGCACTTTTGGAATGACGGATCTTTTCTATCGCAAATGGGTAGTTTAATGGGGTTTGAATTACAGACTGATAGTTCTAAAAAATATCAATTCTACGGATATTTTACAAAAGATGCTGTCAAAGCTGTGGCTGACGGATTGGTAGAAGAACCGCTAGATTTTATTGTGGATGGTAACGTCTATTATGGATAAAAAAACAAATTTAAAAGTTGTGCAAGGAGGAAAGATGAGTCTCAGAGAAAAGATTTTAAACATTGAGGATATTCAGGAACAAATAGTTGATGTCCCCAAATGGGGGGTAAAGATATTAGTAAGAGAACTGAATGGTAGACAGAGAGACAAGATTATGCAAAACGCAGTAGATGCTAAAGGAAACATTAATTTTGAGAAGATGCATTCTGAAGCAATTATAGCTGCGTGTTATGATCCAGAAACTAAGGAAAAGCTGTTTGAGGAATCGGACAGAGATCAGCTTATGGAGAAATCTTCTATAGCGTTAGACACTCTTTATAATGTTATTGCAGAAATGTCTGGATTGTCTAAGAAGTCAGAAGAGACGATAGAAAAAAACTAAGAAATAATCCCGAGCGATTCTTTTATTTTATGCTCGCCGAAAAACTCGGAATGACCGTAGCTGAATTGCTCGGGAAAATCTCTTCATATGAATTGAGCGAATGGATGAAATATCTGGAAATAAAGGCAAAAGAAGAAGAGAGGGCCAGCAAGAGGCGTTCAGGGCCAAAACCAAGTTTTAGAGGAGGTGGTATGTATTAAATGGAAGTAGGGTCAATTGTAACAAGACTTGTTTTAGAAGCAAAGGAATTCGTTAGCGGAATACAAGAAGCTCGTGATAAGTTAACAGGTATGTCTGAAGAGGCACAGAAAACTACCACCTCCTTTAAAGATGTTGCAGGACATATGGAATCCTTTGGAAAACAAGCTAAGGATCTTGGTGATAAGCTTTCTGTCGGAGTGTCACTCCCTCTTGCTGGCATAGCTACTGCTGCCATAACAATGGCAAATAAATTTAATGAGGCTATGGCGAATGTAGCGACACTTATACCTGGAAACGAAGAAAGAATAAAACAATTAAAAGAGACTGTCCAATCCTTGGCGACTGAAACCGGCAAGTCAACAGAGGATTTGGCTAATTCTTTATATCAAGTTATCTCCGCCTTCGGGGATACTGCGCATACCGAAGAATTACTTACTGTCGCATCAAAAGCATCCGTGGCTGGGTTATCATCCACAAAAGAAGCGGTAGATCTCTTAACTACCACTATTAAAGGATATGGTCTCGAATTGACAGACGCACAAAAAGTATCTGACCTTGCGTTTGAAACCGTCAAGTTAGGCGTAACTACATTCGGTGAACTTGCTGGTTCGATGGGAAAGGTCATACCAATGGCTGCATCTTTAAAAGTAAAACAGGAAGAACTCTGGGGAGCTATGGCAACCCTTACTGGAGTTATTGGTGATACTAGTGAAGTAGCTACTGCATTACGTGCTACCTACCAAGCATTTTTGGATCCTAGTGCTGAAATGGTGTCTGCACTTAAAAACATAGCCGAACTATTGATACAACAGGGTAAACTTACTGGTGACCTAGTAAATCAATATAATGCTGCTCAAAAGGAATTATCTTCATATACAGTTAAACTAGAAGAGGCTCAAAGGGCTCACGATACTGCTAAAATTAGTGAGTATAAGGAAGCGATAAAGAATACCGAAAAGGAAATAGAAAATATAGTATCTGGTTTTGGTCCAGCGATTGTGCAAACTTTAGGTTTTCAGGGTGCTCTCAAAGCTGTAGCGGATCAGGCGGGTGGAAATACAGCATCATTGTCAAATATGTTTGGACAAGTAGAAGCGTTAAACGCCGTTTTAGCCCTTACTGGTCCACAGGCTGATGCTTTTACGGAAAAGACAAAACAAATGTATAATGTGAGCGGTGCGACTACTGAAGCGTTTAGAGAACAAGCTGAGGGAGTAAATAAAACTGGTTATGAATGGGGGAAATTTAGGGAACAAATAGAAGTATTAATGCAAAAAGTTGGTGAATCTTTACTTCCGTCATTTTCCCGTATTCTCCAAGCTGTTGCTCCACTGATAGAAAAAGTCGCTGCGTTAGTAGATAAATTCTCCAAGCTCCCCGCTCCTATACAGAACATAGCAATTGCTTTTGGAGGATTTGTAACTGCAAGTGGACCTGTACTCTCAAGTGTCGGCAGAATGTCTGAGCTAGTTGCCGATTTAATTAAAGTGAGTGGTTCTTTACCTGGCACAATAAAGGATATTGTGCCCACGTTCGGAGCAATGAAAACAGCCATCTCGGCATTAGTCCCAGTATTATCAACACCACCAGTAGGGATTATTGTTCTGATTGGTGCACTTGTAGCGGCGTTGGTAGAATTATATAAACATAATGAAAAATTTAGAAACTTTGTAGATGGAATTGTCAATAGTATAAAAAAGTGGCTCGATTCAATAAATGTGGTTAAGAAGGCGTGGGATGCTGTTAGTTCTATATGGAATAAAATATTTAAGTCGGACACTAACAACACTGAGAGCATAAAAACTCCTGTCCCCTCACCAACAGATCACGGTCCAAACCTAAAAAGATACTTTAACGAGTTTTATGCCACATCCAACAAGGAGATTCCAGATATTGCTGGTAGCGCCCAAGAGATAGCTAAAAACTTTCAGGCATCATATCTAAAAGCGAGCGAAACTACTCAAGAGTCTATTCTTAAAGGTAACAAAGCTCCTGATTTAATTGATAATATCAAAAAAACAAAAGAATCAGCGCAAAATTTAAGTAAAGCTACTTTTGGAAAGGAAGATTTTGGAAAACTAATATCTGGTACTAACGATCCTGTCGCTTACCTTACTGCTTGCTTTGGCGACTTATATGTAGAAGCTGATAGGTTATATCCCAAAATTGTAAATGTAACACAGGGTTTTGGAAACCTTCGCAATGCAGTTCGTGATTCCGAAGATCCCGTTAAACAGAACGTTACCGGTTTTGGTAATCTGTATGCAGAAGCTAATAAGTTATATCCAGTAATTACCAATGTAACAGGTGGTTTTGGCGATCTCCGTAACACAATTCGTAGTTCCGAAGATCCAATTAAACAAACTGTCATTGGTTTTGGCAATCTGTATGTAGAAGCGGACAAGTTATATCCCGCAATTACCAATGTAACACAAGGTTTTGGAGATCTCCGCAATGTGATTCGTAATTCTGAAGATCCCGTTAAGCAAACTACCGTTGGTTTTGGCAATCTGTATGTAGAAGCGGACAAGTTGTATCCCAAAATTGCAAATATAGCGCAAGGTTTTGGTGACCTCCGTAATGCTGTTCGTAATTCAGAAGATCCAGTCAAGCAAGTTACAATTGGCTTTGGTGATCTATATGTAGAAGCTGACAAACTTTATCCCGAAATAATTAATATAACGCAGGGCTTCGGAGACTTCAGAAATGCAATTCGTAATTCAGAAGATCCAATTAGACAGATTAAAATAGGTTTTGGAGATTTGTATGTAGCAGCTAACAAACTTTATCCCGCAATAATTAATATAACGCAAGGTTTCGGGGATTTTCGCAATGCAATACGTAATTCTGAAGATCCCGTTAAACAAACTACCATTGGTTTTGGCGATTTGTATGTAGAAGCCGATAGACTTCATCCCGAAATAGCAAAAATAACGCAAGGTTTTGGAGATTTCCGTAACGCAGTTCGTGATTCAGAAGATGCCATAAAGCAATTAACTATTGGTATGGGAGACCTGTATGTAGAGGCGAATAAGTTATATCCTGAGATTACAAATGTAACGAAAGGCTTCGGAGACTTTCGTAATGCGGTTAGAAATTCTGAGGATCCAATAAAACGTATTGTCATTGGCTTTGGCGATTTATATGTAGAAGCTGAGAAGTTATATCCAGTTGTAGCAGATATAACACAGGGTTTTGGAGATTTTCGAAAATCAATACGTGATGTCGATGACCCGATTATGCAAATTGTAGCTGGTTTCGGAGATTTATATGTGGAAGCTGAGAAGCTTTATCCCCAAATAGCAAGCATAACACAAGGTTTCGGTGATTTTCGTAATGTAATTCGTAATAGCGAAGATCCTGTTAAGCAAATTACAGTTGGTATAGGGGATTTATATATAGAAGCTAGTATTCTTTATCCCGAAATAATAAATGTGGTACAAGGTTTCGGAGATTTCAGAAAGGCGATACGTGATAGTGAAGATCCTGTTAAGAATGTTACTATTGGTTTTGGTGATCTATATGCAGAAGCTAATAAGCTTTATCCAGAAATAATTAACGTAACGCAAGGTTTCGGGGATTTCAGAAAATCAATTCGTGATTCTGAAGATCCAGTAAAAATGGTTGTAGTAGGTTTCGGAGATCTGTATACAGAAGCTAATAAGCTTTATCCCGAAATAGCAAAAATAACGCAGGGCTTTGGAGATTTCCGTAACACAGTTCGTGATTCAGAAGACCCGATTAAACAAATTGTCGTTGGTTTTGGTGATTTATATGTAGAGGTTGATAAACTTTATCCCGCAATAGTTAATGTAACGAAAGGTTTCGGAGATTTCCGCAATTCAATTCGTGATTCTGAAGATCCAGTAAAACAGATTACAGTTGGCTTTGGGGATTTATACTTGGCAGCAGAGAAGTTATACCCTGCAATTGTGAACATTACGCAAGGTTTCGGGGATTTTAGGGATGCAATACGTAATAGTGAAGATCCAGTAAAAACCGTTTCTGTTGGTATGGGAGATTTATATAAACAGGCAGAGCTCCTTTACCCTTCTATCACAAATGTAACTCAGGGCGCAGGTGATTTCTTATTTGCAATACGTCAAATAGAGGACCAACCTAAACTTGATACTTTGGGCGTTGGAGATTTTTATCGTCTAATAAACCAAATGTATCCAGCGCTAGACAGGGTTACTTATGGGCAGGGAGACTTTTTAAAAGCTATATATGACACTGAAGATCCGTTAGAAAGACTTGTCTATGGGATGGGAGATTTTAAAGTAGCCGTCGATGGTGCAAATCAAGCTTTCCCGGGACTTGTATATTTGCTTAAAATAACTGGAGAAAGGGCAGAGCAATTGTCGCTTACGTTATCCAATATTAATCCACCCTCAGATAACCTTATAACTCCTCCTAAGATTGATTTCAGTACAGTTGGTTTAGAACCAGAGACAACTGATTTTACATCATCTGTGTTAGACTTAGCTTACCATATTAACGATGCCGGAGAGTCAATATTCAACTTAAAGCTGTCACTTGATAACTTAAATGACAAGGTAAAACAGACTAGCGGAACGGTTTTTAATTTGGGTAATATCCTTAATAAACTCCCCGGCGGATTTCAAAAAATAGCTAAAGTTTATAACGATATCTCATCTGCAATAAAAGAAGCAGTAACGGATCAGGGTAAGTTTATAGAGGACATTATAGATGCGGCAGTAGAGATAATCCCATATATTAGTGAGTTTGGAAGCGCATTAGAATCTGCTTTTGGGTTCTTAAAGGAATTTTCTGAATTATCAGATCCTCTCAGTTTCTGGTTTGTTGTGTTTACAGACATATATGACCAGCTGAAACCAATGGATGCATTCTTAAGGTCCCTTAATTCAACCTTGGGACCAACATTTAAGACACTCCTTTATCCTGTCGCTTACGCAGGGCAAATTTTCGGTCAAGCTCTGATTCCAGTCTTGCAATCCTTATTCCCTGCTTTTAAGCAAGTAGGAATAATGGCATTGAATGTTGCAAAAGTATTCGCTTATGCTTGGAATGCACTTGCTACGGTCGCTAACTGGTTTAATGCTGGTCTTGCTTATATGGATATTAGCGCTTTTGATACTGCAATACAAAATCTTATAAATCTCACTTGGGATCAAG